TTATATCCGAACTTGCAGTGCATATAACATTTCGAGCGCTTTACGCGGCGTCAAGCCGTCCAAGTCAAGCTTTGCCAACTCATCCAGCACCGGATGGGGCAGGCTGGCGAACATATCACTCTGGTGCGGCGCGCTGGGTTTGCTGCTGGCTTTGGCCTGGCTCGCCACGGGAATCTCGTGGGGCAGGGCGGTTTCTTCCAGACGGCTCAAGTGTTCACGGGCGCGGGTGATGACTTGCGCGGGCACCCCCGCCAACTGCGCGACGGCCAAGCCGTAACTCTGGCTCGCCGGCCCCGGCAGCACGTGGTGCAGGAACACGATGCGCTCGTTGTGCTCAGTGGCATTGAGGTGCACGTTGGCCACCAGCGGCTCGCTTTCGGGCAATACCGTCAGCTCGAAATAGTGCGTGGCGAACAGCGTATAGGCGCGCAAATGCGCCAAACGCTCGGCCGCCGCCCACGCCAGCGACAGGCCATCGAAGGTACTGGTGCCGCGTCCCACTTCGTCCATCAGCACCAAACTGCGTTCGGTGGCGTTGTGCAGGATGTTGGCGGTTTCGCTCATCTCCACCATAAAGGTCGAACGGCCGCCAGCCAGGTCATCACTGGAACCGATCCGGGTGAAGATGCGGTCCACCAGTGACAACTCGCAACTGGCTGCCGGCACAAAGCTGCCGATGTGCGCCAGCAACACGATCAATGCAGTCTGACGCATGTAGGTGGATTTACCACCCATGTTGGGACCGGTGATCACCAGCATGCGCGTGTCGTCATCCAGCGACAGGTCGTTGGCCACGAACGGCGTGGTCAACACCTGCTCCACCACCGGGTGGCGCCCCTGCACGATGCGCATGCACGGCTCACTGACAAAACGCGGGCAGTTCAGGTCAAGGTTCAGCGCCCGCTCGGCCAGGTTGCTCAGCACATCCAGTTCCGCCAGGGCGGCGGCGGTGTCTTGCAGCGGCGCCAGGCGGCTGATCAAGTCCTCAAGCAAGGCCTCATACAGCATTTTTTCCCGCGCCAGGGCACGGCTTTTGGCCGACAGTGCCTTGTCTTCGAACTCTTTGAGCTCCGGCGTAATGAAACGCTCGGCGCCTTTAAGGGTTTGGCGGCGCTGATAATCAATCGGCGCCGACTCGGCCTGTTTGCTCGGCAACTCAATAAAGTAGCCGTGCACGCGGTTGTAGCCGACCTTCAAGTTGGCAAGGCCGGTGCGGGCTTTTTCGCGGGCTTCCAGGTCAATCAGGAACTGCCCGGCGTTTTCGCTCAGGGATTGCAGCTCGTCCAGCTCAGTGTCGTAACCGGTTTTAAGCACGCCGCCGTCACGAATGATCGCCGGCGGGTTGTCGATAATGGCTTTTTCCAGCAGCGCCGCGAGGTCCGGGTAAGTGCCGGCCGTGACGGCGAGTTGTTGCAGGTGCGGCGTGTCCAGCTCGGTCATCGCCATTTGCAGCTGCGGCAGCGCGCTCAAGGCATCGCGCAGGCGCGCCAGGTCACGTGGCCGCGCATTGCGCAGGCCGATCCGCGCCAGGATGCGCTCGATATCGCCGATTTCCTTGAGCTGCGGCTGCAGGTTCTCAAAACGATAGCGATCCAGCAGGCAAGTAATCGACGTCTGACGCGCTTGCAGCACGGTCAGGTCGCGCAGCGGACGGTTCAACCAGCGGGTCAACAAGCGGCTGCCCATGGCGGTCTGGCAACGGTCGACCACCGACTGCAGCGTGTTGTCACGGCCACCGGCCAGGTTGGTGTCCAGCTCCAGGTTGCGACGGCTGGCGCCATCGAGCACCACAGTGTCATCCAGGCGTTCATGGCGCAGGCTGCGCAAATGCGGCAGGGCGGTGCGCTGGGTTTCCTTGGCATAGCTGAGCAAGCAACCGGCGGCGCCGATGGCCAGGGTCAGGGTTTCGCAGCCGAAGCCTTTAAGGTCCTGCACCGAGAACTGCTGGCACAGACTTTTCAGCGCCGTGTCGCGCTCAAAATCCCACGGCGCACGACGCTTGGTCCCACGGCGTTTTTCCGCCGGTAGATCCTTGGGCCAATCATCCGGAATCAACAACTCCACCGGATTGATGCGCTCCAGCTCCGCCAGCAGGTTCTCCCAACCCTTGATCTCCAGCACGCTGAAATTGCCGCTGGTGATATCCAGCACCGACAGGCCGAACAAACGCTCATCGCCCAACACCGCCGCGATCAGGTTGTCACGACGCTCATCCAGCAACGCCTCATCACTCACCGTGCCCGGCGTAATAATGCGCACCACCTGACGTTCCACCGGCCCTTTGCTGGTGGCCGGGTCGCCGATCTGCTCACAGATCACCACCGACTCGCCCAGCTTCACCAGCTTGACCAAGTAGCCTTCCAACGAATGGTAAGGAATCCCACACATCGGAATCGACTGCCCCGCCGACTGCCCGCGCGCGGTCAGGGTGATGTCCAGCAGCTTGGCGGCCTTCTTCGCGTCTTCGTAGAAGATCTCGTAGAAGTCGCCCATGCGATAGAACATCAACTGATCAGGGTGCTGGTTTTTCAGGCGCCAGTACTGCTGCATCATCGGGGTGTGGGAAGACAGATCGGAGGTGTTTTTACTCATCAGATAGTTAGCAAATTCATTAAAAGGAGTGGGGCAAAGATGGGGCACTTGGCCCTGCTAATTTTGCGATGGCGGCAAGGTTAACACGCGAGGTCGAGGGTTCGCAGGTCACAAACAGCCAGGTAAAACCCAAAAAAGGCGCAGCGCCCAATGGCCAACACTCTCAAGAATGAACACCGAACCTGCGGCGAGCACCCTCGCCACAGGTTAGCGGTGCTTGTGCTACCTCTTAACTGATCAGAATCAGACGCCGCGCCGGTTTTTCATTCGCCCCTTATTGAAGGTTGCCGGGCGAATCCAACACCTTCACCACATCATCAACCACCGCCTTGACCATCTCCTGCAAGTAATGCGACGCCCAGGCATAACGGTCCGTCTCCTTGGTCATCGCCGCATCTTCGGCGAGTTGCTTGGCGACGTGGAGGAGGTCGGAGGCGTGGTGCAGGGCTTCAGGCAGGGAGACACCGCTGTTGACGCGGAATAGCGGTTGGTCGGAATGGAAGGAGAAGGGGGTGACGCCGAGGGTGGTTAATGCAGACGGATTTGTAGCGGTCATCGGTAAAACTCCCATAGTCGGTTGAGAGCTACCACGTTCGTTGTTGAACGAATGCGTGGCGCTTTTGGCGCCTGCATCTAGACGGGTTATCAGGCCCGGTCGCTGAATTGGCAGCGACGAGGGAGCGTAGCGTGTTGGCCGAGCTGTGTGCAACTCGGGAAGTGAATGTCTTGCTCTTTAAGCGGCGAGTGCACACAGGAGAGGCCTAGAGAATAAGTACGTAACATCATGTTGCCCCGCTAAATTGGATCACAAACTGTGCTGCGAAAAAGTGGACTGATTCAATGTGGTAGGCGCCGTTCAGATTTCAAATTGCTACGTACAACCTTCTCGAAAGCTCGTTGGCTGGCTTTGATTTTAAGGCGGCGGTTTGTCAGAGCGGGAATATTCGGGCAACTGATTTTTTTCCATTCTTAACTGTCGTAATCTTTCGCTCGTTCATAATCCTCAAAATGGATTTTTCAGTGTCCGCCTCCTCTATGGTTGTGTGTTCTTCGCTAGATCTAAAAGAAGAAATTCCGGCGGTGCTGCACACCCAGCGTAAGTGTTCGTGTGAGTAGGAATCTCTGTAGGTCTTTCCTGTTTTTTTACATAGCCCGTCTAAGAGTGCGGACATCCGCTGGTGAAGCGTATGGAGCCTCACAACGCTCTCGCTGGGGTTTTTTGTGGAAGGGCTAATCAAAGTCAGCGGCGCGTCACCGGACCGGTGACGTCTTTCTTCAAAAAGATCGCCGAGTTTCCAGATGGGCTCCCAGTGTGAGACTCTATTCCTGAAGTCGTTCACCATTTTTACGCGCACGTAGAGCCAATCTCTCTTGGGGCGTGTGCTCCAAGAGCGATTTATATCTGGGAATACCTTTGGCAATAGCTGAGCCCAAGGGATATCTTTGGTTTCTGTTATGTTATGCCAGAAGCCAAACGTCAACCTTGAAATTACGTCGTCCGGTCTCGTAGTTTTAACGAGTATTTTATCTACAGCTTCGCGTGATTTAATATCCAGCTTCGCATGTATATACCAATCGAACGTTGAGGTGGCCCTGCCAGTCTGTAGCTTGGAGAAGTAAAGGCTTAGTTCGCGGTGGTAAGCGTTTCGAAGAGATACTTCTATCAGGTGGATGATGGGTAGGAAGGAACGTGATACTTCGTTGTTCCATTGGTAGCAGGCATATAAGTCATGTTCATCGCTAGTGTTGAAGTAAGTCGCATAATTACTGAGCCTAGGGGCTGACAGCATTGCTAACGTAGATTTAACTTCTAGAGGGCGCAAGTAAGAATATCCATGTCAATTCGACGTGTTGTATTTTTGCGGAAATGGTATACGGTGTGCAATCTTTCTTTAGTTTTCTACAAAATATTTCGGGTGGGATGTGAACCTAAATTAAAGCATCCATTGCACCCTTGGCGGCTACCAGGAATTTGCTTCAAGGAAAAATGTCCTTGACGTAAGCCCTTCATCAGTTAGAATTCGTCTCGTAAGCGCTTGGAATACATCGTCATTGACAATATATTGATATAGCTATCAATCCGTTGAAGAGGATCCAGGACGCACCGCAACACTCTTAGTGAAAAAGGCTGCCCAAATGGCAGCCTTTTTTTTGCCTGTCTTTTGCGTTTTTCCCCTTTTGCACGGCGAATTTTAGGGCACGCGAATAGTAGGCGTGTAGAAATGTGCTTTTAATGCATAAAAAATGCAAATTAGCATTTGCCAACCCCAAAATCCCCCGTCATCATCCCCGTTATGCAAAAACGCAACGTTTCAACCGTCTTAAGAGAGCTACTCGACCGCGACCGGATCTCCCCCACGGAGCTTCACCGGCGTACCGGCGTGCCTCAATCCACACTCTCCCGGATCCTCAGCGGCAAGATCGTTGACCCGTCGGACAAGCACATCTCTCGCATCGCCGAGTATTTCCGCGTCAGCACCGACCACCTGCGCGGGCGCGTGGCGGTGGGGGCTTTGCGCGAGGACGGGCGCGACCCGATGCATTCGGAACTCAAGGACATAAGCCTGTGGGACGACGACACGCCCGTTAATGATGACGAGGTGTCGATCCCCTTTCTGCGCGAGGTTGAATTGGCTGCTGGATCAGGAAGATTCGTCATCGAGGAAAGCGAGAAGGCCAGCCTGCGGTTCGGCAAGCGCAGCCTTCGCCATAACGGTGTGCAGTTTGACCAGGCCAAATGCGTGACGGTGCGCGGCAACAGTATGTTGCCGGTGCTGCGCGATGGTGCGACGGTCGGGGTGAATGCGGGCAAGAGCGGCATTGGTGACATCGTCGATGGCGATTTGTATGCCATCAATCACAACGGCCAATTGCGGGTAAAACAGCTCTATCGCCTGCCTTCCGGGATTCGCCTGCGCAGTTTCAATCGCGATGAACACCCGGACGAGGACTACAGCTTCCAGGACATTCAGGATGAGCAAATCAGTATCCTCGGCCATGTGTTCTGGTGGGGCATGTACGCCCGTTAACCTCCTTGCGTAAGACAAAGCCCGCCCCTGTGCGGGCTTTTTTTCGGCCTTAAAAAACCGGCAGACCCCTGGCCTATCTGGCTCAAAATGCACTGATGCATTCCTTGGGTAAAAATAAATGCATTTGTGCATTGACTGTATATGCATATATGCATATTCTCCATCTCAAGCCAGCCAACAAGGTGGTGGAGGCGGCAAGGATGCCGCCAAGGAAAGTGACAAGGACGGCACGCAACATCGGCAAGGACGCCATCGAAGCGATGGCAGGGATGCCAGGCAACACCGGCAAGGATGCCGACGCTCTTTAGTTACACCGCTTTAAAAAAACAGGCAGCGATGAACCGGCCTTAACGGTTCAGAGGGTTGGCAACTGACCCGGGTGTGCAGCGTAAAGCACCAGAAGCAGTTATCCGGCAGACAGGGATCGTGGTCGGAAAAACATTGAGGAAAGAACCGTACCGCGCCAGTAGCGCCGAACGTTCGAGGACATCATTACTGAAAAGCCCGGGCAACCGGGCTTTTTGGAATGCCGACCTATCGAAGCATGTGTAAATGAAAAATGGACTATTGAGTGCTCAGCCAGGAGGCGTGACATGACAAATGAACAACAAGCGTTAGCGGAAATGCCTATCTGGCTGGTCATCGTATTGGCAGTGATCGGCGGGGTGTCCGGCGAAATGTGGCGCGCCGACAAGGAGGGCGCGCGTGGCTGGTCGCTGATTCGCCGCCTGGCTTTGCGCTCCGGGGCGTGCATGGTCTGTGGGGTTTCAGCCTTGATGCTGTGCTACGCCGCCGGCATGTCGATCTGGACCGCTGGCGCGATTGGTTGCCTCACCGCAATGGCCGGTGCCGACGTCGCCATCGGCCTTTATGAACGCTGGGCGGCCAAGCGCATCGGGGTCAACCAAGGCTCCGGCCAAGACCCGCAGTAACCGTTGCAAGGACGCTACTTACTATGATCCTTATCGAAAAACCCTCCCAACTGCCCCTCGCCATCGGCGCGGCGCTGCACGCGGCCTTCCCCGACTTGAAGGTCGGCAATCACCAGGATTTTCAGGGCGCCTTGGATAAAACCGGCGTGTTGATCACGGTCGAAGGCAATGGCCCGGGCATTCGTTCTCGCGAAGGGCGCAAGGCGCACGCCCTGACCGTTTCTCTCAGGGCCATGGTGGCGCCGGGTGCACTGCCGTTTGATGCCTGCGACCTGGCCAGCCAGCTAATGGACCAAGTGCTGGATAACCGTTGGGGCCTGCCCTTGGCCCAGTGTGATTTGCCGATAAATATCGTCGCCGCTCCGGTTGCTGCAGCTACAGCAGAAACGGACTACGACACCTGGACTGTTTCCTTCACCCAAACCCTCTACATCGGGCCGGTGTTACTCACAGATCCTACCGGCCAGCCGCTGTTTGCCCGCACCTGGGAAGTGTCGAACATCGACGATCCCGACCAATACAAACCACTGGCGGAGTAGCCCATGTTCGACGCGCTGTTACGCATGCAACTGGGGCCGATTGTCGAACGCCTGGCGGAGATGGAAACCCAACTTGAAGACCTGTATCGACGCGCCGAGAGTTTTTGTCGGATTGGCACGTGTCAGTCGGTCGATGCCGCGAGCAATACCTGCAAGGTCAGCCACGGTGATTTAGTCACGCCGGCCATCCGTTTTTTCAACCCCAGCGCGGGTTCGCAAACCGAAACGCGCATCCCGTCCGTGGGCGAACAATGCCTGTTGCTCAACTACGGCGGCGGAGAAGGCGGCGGGCAGTCCGTAGCCTTATTCGGCCTCAACAGTAGTCAATTTCCGCCGGTCTCCAGCGTTGCCACATTGACCCGGCGGCGCCATCAGGACGGTACCCAAAGCGACTATGACGACGCCAGCCACATGTTCAATTGGGTCAACGGCCCCACCACGTTCAGCGGTTCGCGCGAACAGGTAGACGTCAAGGTCGGCGCCGCCAGCCTGGTCATGAGCGCCCAGAACATCACCCTGCAAATCGGCGGCACTCGCCTGGTACTGGACGCTGGCGGCGCGCACTTCAGCGGCCCGCTGGTGGACCACCAAGGGCGCGTCATCAGCCCACGATAAGGACATCCCATGCTCGGCATCGATCGAAACACCGGTGCAGCCGTCGATGACTGGCTGCAATTCGTGCAGCGCGCCACCCGAGCGCTGACCACCCCCATGGGCACTCGGCAGAAACGCCCGCTGTACGGCTCGCTGATCCCGCAACTGCTTGGCCAGAACCTCGGCGACGACCTGCTGATCCTCGCCCAAAGCCACGCCGCGCAGGCGTTCTACAACAGCCACAACGGCATCGGCGATTTTCAACCCCAGGTCATCGTCGCCACCCGCCAGGGCGCCGGCCTGCTGTTGCGCTTCGCCGGCACCTGGAAAAACCGCCAACAAACCTTCGAGGTCGTGACATGAGCATGCTGATCCCCGGCCAGAACCAACTGGCGGAACCGGCCATCATTGCGGTGGATGAGTTCGAGCCGCTGCTGGCCGAATTCAAGGCGTTTGTGGTCGATTACGTCGCCACCCGAGCACCGCAAAGCGCGGCCAAACTCAAGGTCAGCCTCGACAACGAAAGCGAGTTGCTGACCCTGGCCCTGGAAGCCTTCTGTGTAAGGCTGCAAACCCACGAACGCAAATACAATGCCCGTATCAAGCAGATGCTGGCGTGGTGGGCCACCGGCAGCAACCTGGATGCACGCCTGGCGGACATGGGCCTGGAACGCCAAGTGCTCGATCCAGGCGACCCGGCGGCGTTTCCGCCGGTGCCGCCGACGTTGGAGAGTGACGACGACGCTCGCTTGCGTTATTACCTGGCGCCGCATGCCCCGGCAGCGGGCTCGCGCATGCAGTATCGCCGAGAGGTTTTTACCCTGGGTGAACGGCCGTCGGTGAAGGTGCAAAGCGCGACGCCCGGTGTGGTGACGGTCAGCTACACCTTTGATCCCGACGGTTATGCCGCGCAGGTCAAGGACGGCAACGCGCGTCGAACAGCGCCCGGCGAAGTGATGGTCACGGTGCTTTCTCGCGAAGGCGACGGCACGCCCTCTGCGGATTTGCTTGACGGGGTTCGCCGCCATTTCGCACGGCCGGATGTAAGGCCGGAGACAGATCTGGTCAGCGTGCAAGGTGCGCAAATCCTGCGTTACAAAATCCGTGTGGTCGCGAAGATCAATGCCGGTCCGGACTCGGGGCTCACTCAGGTAGCGGCGCAGAAACTGCTGCAAGATTACGCAGAGTCCTGTCATCGCCTCGAAGGGCGGGTAGACCCCAGTTGGATCGACTACGCGATTCACAGCGCCGGTGCCGCGCAGTTACAGATCGTTGAGCCGCTCGAACCCATTATCAGCAACGCCTTCCAGGCCCCGTATTGCACAGGTGTCGAGGTGGAGGTGCGCACGCTATGAGTGAGCACAAAGCGAGTTTGTTGCCAGCCAACAGCTCACCGCTGGAAAAGGCGCTGGACCTGGGATTTGGGCAATTGCTAGATCGGGTCACGCCACCGTTTCCGGCGTTGATGAACCCACTGCAAACCCCGGGCGAATTCCTGCCTTACCTGGCCGCCGACCGCGGCGTCAGTGAATGGGACGCCGACGCCAGCGAAACCGAAAAGCGCCTGACCGTGGCCTTGTCCTGGCAGATCCAGCGTCAGGCAGGTACGCCCAAGGCGTTGAGTTATGCAGTGGAATCGTTGGGGTTCACCCCCAACATCAGCGCCTGGTATCAGCAGCGACCAAGGGAGATGCCCTACACCTTCGACGTGCAGGCGATCATCGGGCGCAGTTGGTCCAGCGGTGATCACAATCGTTTGATTCGCCGTATCAACGCGGCCAAAAGCGAACGGGACCAGGCGACCATCACCATCGTGCACGAAACCCAGGGGCGGCTTGCGCTCACTCAAGTCCTCCATGCGCCGTTAAGTGACGGCGAGTTGTACCTGGACGGAGCGCTGCCGGACGTTGCGCTGGTTGCCCGGCTTAACAGCGCTGGGGTTGCCCAGCACTACACCATTAACGACTACGACCTCAGGGCGCAGCCATGACAGATGACATTACGCGCCTGGTGCGCTTCACCTCCAAGGGTTTGGATGAAGTGCTGCAGGCAAAGAACCAGGGCTTGAAAGGCGAGATCACCCACATCGGCGCCGGTACTGGCCGCTATAACCCGGACGGCGCGCAAGTGGCCTTGCGTGATGAACGACAGCGGGTAGCCATTGTGGACTACGAGGACCTGGGCGGCCGGCAACTCAGGATGGCCGCGCTGTTTGACGGCGAGGCCGAGTATGAGATTGGCGAGTTCGGTTTTTACCTCGCCAGTGGGACCTTGCTGGCGGTGTATTCCGTGGCGGGGAAGTTGCTGACCTATAAAGCGTCGGCGGCACGGGTGCTGCAAAAGTTCACGCTGGATATTTCGCCGTTGCCAACAGACAGTGTGACGGTGGTAGTGGGCAGTGAAAACCTCAATGTCTTATTGACCGAAGAATTCGCTCAACTGGCGGCAGCCAGCGTTGACAACATGGCGAGGCATGTGGGGATTTTGTTTCGCGTCATGAGTATGGAAACCAAATAGATATTTTACAGGGAGTTTAAACGATGAGTTTGGAAACGGTAATCTCCGGCTTGGTGTCGGCATGCAATGCGTTGACGGATACGGTCAACAAAAAGATTTCATTGATAGATCAACGCGTCGCTGCGGCAACTGAACAGGTTCCAGCTGCTGTTCGAGCAGAGGTTAACAAGGCGTTATATGTCGACTCTTCCAGCGGTGTGGACACTAATAGTGGTTTGACTCCCGATAAGCCGCTTAAAACTATTGCGGCGGCGGTGAGCAGAGTTATGTTGTGCGGCTCCGCGACTATTTTTTTGCGACGCGGTAAGGTTTATGAAGTCGGTCGGGGCCTGGGCGGCACCAACGTTGATAATATGTCGATTCTATTTGTGCCCTACGGTACGGAAGCCTCTAAGCCAATTGTGCGCGGGGCATTGGTGCGCTTTTCTGATTCCAATACTTATGTGTGTGGTGGGTTCTCTGCCTTCACCGAGATGTCTATCAAGTTTACGGACTGCCGAATCGAAACTGGGCTTGCTAATGGAGTGACGCAATACGGCCCCGATTACGGAGGTTTGTTTACTCGCGACGGTGGTTTTGGCGAAAGTGTGAGTTTTAAACTCTTCTTTCATAAGTGTGAAGTCGTTGTTCAAGACGTGCCGCTGTTCAGCACGTATTACGGGTTTATTCAACTTAGCCTTGCGCAGACGACAATCAGTAAAGGTGGGGCACAGAGCACAATCGTGAATGTCGGTGTGCCTAAAATGGTTGATATCAGTAGCGTGTCTATTGTTGGTTTCGGCGCTGGGGCAACGCTGGATAATCTGCTTACTTTGGCGCCAGGTTCCTACACCGCAAGGCAGGTTTATACAACTATTTCGGCATAAGGAGTTTTTAAGTGAGAACAGTTACTTACAAGGGCTCGATCTACGTCAATCCAGACGCAGAGAGTCTTCAGCATATCGGTTTGTCGTCTGACGATGCGGCTGAGGTTATGGCACTGCTGGTTAGCAGTGAAACGCTGCAACGTCGAGACGAGCTACTGCAAGTCGCGGCGATACGCATCGCACCGCTGTTGGATGCACAAGAGTTGGGGAAGGCAACCGATGACGAGTTGGCACGGCTGCAAGCTTGGAGGCTGTATCGAGTCGAACTGAACCGCCTCGACAAGCAGGCAGGTTTCCCATCCTCAATCGATTGGCCTATAGCGCCAATCCAGTGACTGACACGACCGCGAAAGCGGTTTTTTTTCGCCCACTGAATTTTCCAATTCAGAAGGCATTTTTGCGTCTGGAGAAACTTACCCATGGCCAACCGCCAAACCTACACCGTCCTCATCCCATTCCCCACCGGAGGTGGCCATTGGTCCACCGCCGGCGAAGAACTCGAACTGCTTGACGTCGAAGCATCCGCCCTGCGCACCGCCGGCCGTCTGGAATTGACCAGCGTCCTCAACTCCACCCCCAAGAAGGCTGACTGATCATGGCTGAGGTTTTGAACTTCGAGCACAACGGCATCACTGTGAATGCCACCGAATCCCCCGAGGCCATGGGTGGCCTGGGCGACAACGTTATCGGCCTGGTCGGCACCGCGCCGAATGCCCACGCGTCGATTCCGAAAAACGCGCCGTTTCGCATCAACAGCTTCACTACTCAGGCGCTGCTGGACCCTACCGGCGCCGAATCGGGCACGCTGTTTCAGGCGGTGTACCAGATCCTCAAAGTGGTGAAAGTGCCGGTGTATGTGGTGATCGTGGAGGAGGGCGCAACCCCGGCTGACACGATCAACAATGTGATCGGTGGCAACGAGCCAACCACCGGCCGCAAGCTGGGCCTGGCGGCTTTGAGCAGCGTCCCGGAAGACCTGACCATCATCGGCGCGCCAGGCTTCACCGGCACCAAGGCCGTGGCCGGTGAGTTCGCGGCTTTCGGCAAGCGCATCAAGGCCCGTGTGGTGCTGGACGGCAAGGACGTCTCGGTCGCTGACCAGGTGACCTACAGCGGCGAACTGGGCGGTGCCGACCTCGGCTTCGACCGTTGCCTGCTGGTGCACAACCTGCCGTCGGTGTATTCCAAGGCGGCGAAGAAAAACGTGTTCCTGGCGCCATCCTCGTTGGCCATCGCCGCGTTGGCCAAGGTCAAGCAATGGGAAAGCCCTGGTAACCAGGTGACCTTCGCCGAGGACGTTTCCCGCGTGGTCGAGTACAACATCCTCGACACCTCCACCGAAGGCGACCTGCTCAACCGTTACGGCGTGAGCTACTACGCGCGCACTATCCTCGGCGGTTTTTCGCTGCTGGGTAACCGCTCCATCACCGGCAAGTTCATCAGCTACGTCGGCCTGGAAGATGCCATCAGCCGCAAGCTGGTCAAGGCCGGCCAGAAAGCCATGGCCAAGAACCTCACCAAGTCGTTCATGGACCAGGAGGTCAAGCGCATCAACGACTGGCTGCAAACCCTGGTCGCCGATGAAACCATTCCCGGCGGCAGCGTGTACCTGCATCCGGAATTGAACAGTGTCGAGAAGTACAAGAACGGCACCTGGTTCATCGTCATCGACTACGGCCGCTACGCGCCGAACGAACACATGATTTATCAACTCAATGCCCGCGATGAAATCATCGAGCAGTTCCTGGAGGACGTTCTCTAATGTTTACCAACCGTGTAAGACAGGCCATTGCCGCCACCCTTCAAGGCCTGCCGTTGTCCGCGACGGTCGAGGAGTTCACCCCGCCAAAGATCGAGTTCGACATGGAGCCCATGTCAGGCGGGCGCTTCATCGCCGAAGAAATGGCCAAGAGCGGCAAGGTGCTCGGCGCCACGTTGGTGCTGCAAGGTGCCGGCCCGGAAATCATGTTGGCCCTGGGCGTGCGCCTGGGTGACGACATCCTGCTCAACGTGCGTGAAGCCGGACAAGACCAGGACGGCAAAACCTACTTCACCTACCACACCGTCGGCGGCAAATTGAAATCCCTGGCCGAGGCGAAGCTGAAGATGGGCGACAAGGTCACCACCACCCTGGAGCTGTCCTGCCGCACCTACAACCGCCTGGAAAATGGCATTCCGGTGATCGACATCGACGTGCGCACCCAGAAGTTCGTACTCAACGGCGTCGATATTCTCGGCGATGCGCGCCGTGCGGTGCTGATGCCGTAAGCCTTCACTGCACCTGAAGTGGACACTGTCAGTGTGGGAGCGGGCTTGCTCGCGAATACGGAGTGTCAGTCAATATATGTGTGACTGATAGACCGCATTCGCGAGCAAGCCCGCTCCCACATGGACCGGTGTTGTCTTGCAGATACTTTCTCACCAAGGAATTGCCCCATGGCCTGGATGCCACCGCTGCACATTCTGCTGTCTCCGATCACCGCCGACACTGGCGCGACGATCCGGCAGATTCAACTCAAACCGCTGTTCTACGCCGCGCAAAAAGCCGCGCTGGCCCGGGCCGGTGATGACGAGGACGACCAGTTTTTTGAACTGGCGAAACTCGCCACCGGCCTGTCGGAAAAAGAACTCGATCAGCTCAAGCGCCCGGACTACGTGAGCATCGCTCAGTACGTACATGACATGTCGACACGCCCGGCGTCGTTCTTCCTGGATCAGCCTGACGAAGCATCCCACGACCAGCCTGTCCAGCTGTTGCTGGCCCTCGACGCGGCCGGTCGCAGCCTGACCGAACTGTCTCTGGAAATGCCGGCCCTGCGCGCCACCAAAGTGATGAAAAAACTCGCCACCCACAAAGAGCGCGCCGAGTTCATTACCGCGCATTGCACCGGTTTGATGATCCCCGATCTCGCCGGCCTGACCGTGCCCGACTGGACGCAACTGCAGGAGCGCATCGACGATTTTTTAAATCAACCGGCGGACTTCTTTCGCAGCGCGACATCGAAGTAATCCTCGATGTGGTGCCGCTGATTTACTCGGTCAATGAGGCGGAGATCCTCGACTGGGACGCCGGCAAAGCATTGCGCCGCTACGACATTGCGATCACTCGCCTTGGCGTTAAACAGGAGTAAGCGGGATGCAACAGAGTCAATTTGGAACGCGGCTCGCCCAGGAAGACAAGCTGTGGCTGCTTGGCGATGCGGACCTCGGCAGTGTGCTGGCACCTTTTAGTGCAGACCTTGCCGCGCCTGTCAGCCTGGATTCGGTGCCCCAGCCTGCGCCGCAGCCTGAGCTGACCTCGGCGTTGGTTACCGTCAGTGTGGACATCAACACGCTGACACAAGAGCAGGTCCGTTTGCGCGAGGCGTTGGAGACGCTCACCAGCACACTGTTTATTACCGGAAGTTCGCTGGCAACCCAGTCCACCCATGCCAGCACCGCAACCGCCACGGGCGAGCCGGTGAAGCCTGAGCCTGTTCCCCGCTCCTGGACCGACCAAGGCCTTGACCTAGGCGCGGATGCCGCCAAGTTCGTCGGTAAGGAAGTGCTCAGCGGTTTGTGGGACAAGGCCAAGGACAGGATTTCCGGCCGCGCGCTGGATGCGGTGGCCGACCGTTTCCCGACCGCCGCCAAGTGGCTTAAAGAAGACAAAGGCAAAGACAAGGATGCGGGCAAAGGCAAGGAGTGCTGCTGCACGGGAGCGCTGCCAGCGGATATTCGTGGCCCATTTGAAACAGCCGCCGCGCAGATGCCTGAAAGCGTCGGCGAGACCACCAGAAAGAAAGACAAAGCGCGGCCCAAGGGCACTGCAAGCAAGCCGCGCGGCGCGCGCAAGAAGACCCGACAATCCAGTTCGCGCGAGGTTAAAACCAGTCTGGTCAGAACGTCGGCCGATATCAAATCGCAAGGTTCCGCCCCTGTTGCCAAGGTCTCGCTCCCGGTCAATGTCATGGGTCAACCACTGCTTGCGTTCGACAGCAAGCGAGCGGCGCAAGCCTCTACCCGGTCTCCGGTGAGTTCGTTTACTGCCTATGCGGCGCCTGCGGCAAACCGGACCGTGGCGCGTGGCACGTCCAAAGGCCTGACGGCCGGGTTGTCGGGAGCGTTGGCAAAGCTGGAGTCGTCCGCCGCCCGCCGCCTCGGGCCACTGAGGTACGTCGACACCGCTATGGACGTGGTGCAGGGCGTACGTAACGGTGACGCCAAAGCTGTCGGTGCAGGCCTCACCGCGGCCGGTGGCGCCTGGGCCGGCGCCTCCGCCGGTGCCGCCATCGGCACGCTGATTTTCCCCGGTGTCGGCACCGCCGTCGGTGGCGCAATTGGCGGCCTGCTCGGCAGTGAGGCGGGCACCTGGCTTGGCGAGAAATTGTTCAGCACAAATGATCGCCTGCCCGCGCCTGGTGCGGTGAGCAAAGAGCTCAATGCTGCGCGCACGGACAACGTGCAAGTCACCCTTGCCCCGAGCATCCAGATCACCGGCGTCAACCCGGCCGATGCCCAGCAAGTCGTCAATCAGGTGATCCAGGCCCTGCAGTTTCAGTGCATGCCAATGGTCACCGACGCTCTGGGCATTCGGCGCAACGTGGCACTGGCTGACCCTTCAGGAGGTGATTGATGCGACAACAAATGGTCCTGGGCGACTTTATTTTTGGCTTGTCCCGAGGCTTTGCCTATTCCTCGTTGCTGCGCAGTACCGACGGTGGCTGGGCTGACCTGGCGATTATTGCCAGCAAACCCCTGTCACGGCAGAGCGGGCAAAAGCTGGAAAAACTCACGTTCAGCGGCACGGCGATGTACGCCATCGGCATGCAGCGATTGGACGAACTGCGCGCGCTGCAAAACGCACGGGCACCTTTGCCTTTGGTCGATGGCATTGGCCGCAACTGGGGTCTGTGGCGGATCAATTCAATCGTGGAAACCCAGAGCAATGTGATCGACGACGGCACCGCCATGCTCATGACCTGGACCCTGGAACTAGAGGAATTCGTCAATGCGTAGAGTGCGAAGTATTGCCGGTGATTCGGTCAACCTGTTGCTCTACCGCGAATTGGGCCGTTGCGATGACGCGGCGGAAGAAACCCTTTGGCGTCTGAACCCCTTACTGGCCGAATACGGTCCGGTGCTGCCGGCTGGCGTGTGGGTCATCGTGCCGGAAATGCAAGCGCGGCCGGCTGCTGTGCGGCCTGTTCTGGCGTGGGATTAAGGAGGCGACATGGCACAGGGATTTACGCCGATCGTGGAGTTTTATGGCGCTAATGCCGCGCTGCTTAATCAACGCCTGATGCATTGGAGCCATACCGACGCCGCAGGTATCGAGTCTGACCGGCTGGAGTTGACCCTCAATATCGAGGGGCTGGAAGGTTTGCCCAGCCTGAGCGGCAAGATCGGTTTGCGCGTGGGTTTTCAGGAGTCAGCGCTGGTGGAAAAAGGCGAGTTTGTGATCACTCAGCGCACGCCCGTGCTGTTTCCCATGCGCTTGATGATCGTGGCGACTGCCGCGCCTTTCAGCATGCTCGATGCCAGCGGTTATCGCCAGCGACGGTCGGCCAGTTACGGGCCAACCACGCTGGGCGCACTGTTTCGCCAACTGGTCAGTCGCCACGGTTTTTCACCGCGTGTGGCCCCGGCGCTGGAAGGCATTGCGATTGCCCATATCGACCAGTCCAATGAAAGCGACATGGCATTCATCACCCGCCTTGCCAAACGCTACAGCGCGGTTACCAAACCGATCAACGAGTTGTATGTGCTGGCCGAAGCGGGGCAGGTTAAATCACTTTCCGGGCAACTATTACCGCAGGTGAAGCTGTCCGTGACCCAGGACAACCGCCCCGGTGACCAGGCCTTCATCACTGCCAAGCTCGACGAAACGTCTCGCTCCAAATACATGGGCAGCCGCGTGACCTGGTGGGATGCCGCAGGTGGCAAACAGCAGGTAGTCGAGGTGGGGGTGGCCCCGTTCAAAACCTTGCGCCAGCGCTGCCAGAACCAAGCCGAGGCGCGTGCCGTGGCTGAAGGCGAACTGCGTCGTGTGGGACGCGAAGGCTTGAAGCTGGTGATCGATTGCCCTGGCAACCCGCTGCTGGCCGCTGAGGGCTTGCTGGTGCTGGATGAAACCTGGCCTTCGTATATGCAGGGCCAGTGGTCGATGAAACAGGTGGTGCATGTTGGCGATCCGGTGACTGGGTATCGCAGTTCGATTACAGCGAATGGGTTGTCGGCGTGAACAGGTAAGTCATTCGAAGCAGCAGTTCACTGATGTTGGAGGAACTTATGTTGAGAGAGCTTCGATGCGGAAACTGCAAAAAACTCCTTGCTCGAATAGGTGAGGTTACAGAACTCCAGATCAAATGTTCCCGTTGCGGGACGTTGAACCATGTGAAGGCCACGCGCCTCGAGCCATCGCCCATGAGCGCCATACGCCCAATATAGAGGCCTGAACTTAAATCAGCTCAGTAACGGAGTTTAAAATGGAAAACGCAAACTCAGCGTCTCAAACCTTGCAAGGTCTTTGGACCCAGGTGCAACCGGTGGATAACACCGGCATGCTTAGGCGCGTGGTTTTTGGGGACGGCAAGTTTTATGCGGCTGGTGGCAACGGTCTTCCAACAACCACTCAGCTTGTCAGCGGAAACGCAACTGGTACAGCGTGGACCAAGCTTAAGGACGTCGTCACCTCTGATAGCGCAAAGGTCCTCAATGACCTGTACTGGAACGGTCTTGGGACACAGCTTCAAGCCGTTTCTCAATCCGGCAATGTGGCCTACGGCAGCACAGCACGCCCTGAAAGGGCTTGGACAAACATTACGGCAACTGTTCGCGCGTCCGGAGACTTGCAAGGCATTGTGTATTATCAGCCAATTTCCGGCAGCGACGCGACCTGGATACTGGTTGGGTCTAACGGTAAAGTCTTTTCCCGTTATGGCGATTGGTCAGGCCAGGTGGAGCGCACCACGACCTTCACTTCTGACGAGACTGTGTACTGCGTCAACGTCATTGGCGTTTTTGTGTTGGTTGCGGGATCGAATGGGAAGCTGCTTAGCGCTGTGAAGATGGCGACGGGTAATCCGCAATCATTCTCGACCGTAACCAGCACCTTCGGCACTAGCACCATCCTTTCCATGAAGCTTTGCAACGGGAAAATGTTTATCGTTGGTGCGGATGGCAAGATGGCATATTCACCCGATGGGCTTAACTGGACTGCTGTTGCAGATACCAGTTTCGGTGGAACCCTCATCCGCGACATTGCTTACGGTAATGGCAAGTATGTAGCTGTCGGCGACGGCGGCAAGACAGCCGTTTCCGAGGATGGGATCGGCTGGGTTCAGCAAGCCAACACTTTCGCAGGAACCGATATCCGGAGCGTCGCCTACGGCAACGGCAATTTTATCGCTGTTGGTGCAGGCGGCAAGATTGCTTACTGGACTCCATGATCTTCTATCTCCTTGCGTAATAGAGCCCAGCCGTCGCGCTGGGCTTTTTATTGCCTAATTTTCCCCATGCGCCTACTACGCGCAGATCGGTGCTACCGAAATCGAAAATGCAAAACAGGCCGACTCGATTACACCAGAGCAGCGCTGGTTCCTGAAAGGGCTCACCTTCGGACCTATCAATCGTTAATTCCAGGCCTCGCCATTGAACGGGGACGTTTGCCTTAAGCCGTTCGTCCGTTGATTGGCACTGACCATGACCTGCCAGCCTCCCATGTTCAAGCGCGGATATCCCGAGCATAAAAACGGAGAGTCAGCATGGACATCGATAAGAATGCGCCAGGCAATATTTCTCAGCAGGAAGTCACACGCGGCACTGATAACGAGACAGGGCATGACCCAAGGCGTGATGAGGACAAGATCCCGCTGCCGCCTGACGACGATGCACCTCTCGAAGAGGATATGTCGGATGTGGACGCCGCTGATTCAGTAGCGAGCGAGCATCCGGACAACTGAGTAAAATCAGCTAACAAACCCGGCGATTGTGTCGGGTTTTTTATTGCCCACGGAAAGGGTAATTCAGCAAAAGGAATTTGCAGGTGTTGAAAGAATTCAGATGCGGTAACTGCAAAAGACTTCTCGCCCGCACGGGTGGGTTTACAGAGCTCCAGATCAAATGTTCCCGATGCGGGACGTTGAGTCATGTGAAACCCGCGAGCCTCGAGCAATCGCCTTTGAGCGACATGAAAGCGGAATCTTCCGCGACAAGTCATTCGACTCCATAGGTGAATACACATGAGCACTATATTGAACTTCATCGTCTCTGAGAGCGGCAGGTCGCAGCATTTGCGTGCGGTTAATTCAAGGCGCGTGTGCTGCGTAATAGCTAAAGGATGGATAGGAAAAAGGGAGGCTCTATGTTTACGATTGACTACAACACTTATCGCACGCTTAAACCTTACGGCAAACGTGTACGTTTCCTGGTGTTGCACTACACCGCGTTGGACTTTTCTGGCTCGGTCAAATCGCTGACCACCGGGGCTGCAAGTGCGCATTATCTGATCCCGGATCCAATCGATCCGAGCTACATTGCGGCGGGCTTCAAAGGGCAGAAGATTTTCAGTCTGGTGGCGGAAGAGGACCGTGCGTGGCACGCAGGTGTCAGCCAGTGGGCCGGTCGTTCAGGGTTGAACGACACCTCTATCGGTATCGAGATTGTTAACCAGGCCACGGATGTCGACGGCGTTTTCACGTTCCCTGACTACCAGGCTTCGCAAATCAGAGCCCTCAAGCAATTGGCGAGGAACATCCTGCAACGTTACCCGGACATGTCGCCGAAAAACGTGGTAGGCCATTCCGATATTGCGGTCGGTCGCAAATCAGACCCCGGCCCCAAGCTTCCCTGGAAAGACCTTGCGCAGGCAGGTATCGGCGCCTGGTACGAGGATTCAGTCAAAGACAAATACCTCCAGCAATTCAGTGGCGAAATTCCTGAGCGTGACCAAGTGGTTCAGGCGTTTTCCCGCTATGGCTATGGCATTGAAACGCCCATTTCTGATGGTTTTTTCAGTACGCTGGTACGGGCTTTTCAACTGCACTTTCGGCCTGAAAACCATGATGGAGTGCTGGATTGCGAAACCTGCGCGATCTTGTATGCACTGAATGAAAAATACGCCTGAGTTCGTGCGGCACTCAAAGCTCGATCTTCATTTCGAAGCGCCGAGGAGGGCAACATGGTCCTGTCCGAGCAACAGTTAGTTAAAGTCTTACCACGCTCACGGCTTAAAGCCGGCGTTTTCATTTCTGCGTTAAACGCCGCCATGTCACACCACCAAATCATCACACCTGAGCGCATGGCCGCATTTCTTGCCCAAATCGGCCACGAATCCGGCCAGTTGCTCTATGTGCGAGAACTGGGCAGCGATCAATACCTGAGCAAATACGACACCGGCACCCTGGCGGCGCGTTTGGGCAACACCCCCGAGGCCGACGGCGATGGCCAGAAGTATCGGGGCAGGGGGCTTATCCAGATCACGGGGCTGCGCAATTACCTCGCCTGCAGCCAAGCGTTGTTTGGCGACGACCGCCTGTTGCAGCAACCGCAACTGCTGGAGCGGCCGCAATGGGCGTGTGAGTCCGCTGCCTGGTTCTGGCAGAGCAATGGTTTGAATGAACTCGCCGACAAAGACCAGTTCACCACCATTACCCGGCGCATCAATGGCGGGCTGAACGGGCTGGACGAGCGTTTGCAACTATGGGCACGGGCGAAGGCGGTGCTGGGCGTTTCCTGA